AGGGAACACTCCGAAAGTCTGGCGTTGAGCCTTTGTAAGGCCGCTGAGAGCCATCGCCTTGGCGGAGTCCCCCTCAGTGAGGATGAGAGTGCACTCGGCAGACTTGGCGGTACCTGCGAGGGCTGCGTCGTCGAGCTTCGGGATACCATATATCTTGGAGCTCTTCCGTCCATCGCTCTTCTTGTTCTCCTTCTCGTCCTTTTCTTTCTGGGCCACCACCAGCTTGTCCACCAGCTCCAGCTTGGCCCTGACCTTCTTGAAGAACTCCTCGGGAAGCTTGCACGTTGACCCGAACGCCGTGCTCTTCGTCGTCAGTGCCTCCTTCGTCTGTGACGTGAACGACGGGTTCTCAATCGCCGCTGTCACCCACACTGCAATGTTCTCCTTCACCAGCGATGGCTTGACCTTGATTTTCTTCTTCGTCTCCAGAAACTCACACAGGTTGGAGACGATTTGGTTTACCACGTAGTCCACGTGCGTCCCGCCCTTGGACGTCCAGATACCGTTCACGAACGACACCTGCAGAAACCCGTCCGCCGGGGTGTCCGCCACCACCACATTCCACCGGTCGCTCGTGTGTGCCGCCACAGGCGTGGTGACGAACTCGGCCGCGTACGCCGTCAGGTCGCGGCACTTGATCAGCACCTTCTCCTCCCCGTGCTTCCAGTGGACCCGGACATCCTTGCCTACCGTCATCGCCAGATCGCTCGCCCGACGGCGGAATACGCCCAGCAGATCGGCCGTTACCTCTGAGAGACCGAAGCGGCCAAAGTCGGGCGTCCAGGAGACGCTGACGTACGGCTTGGACTTGCATGCCGAGATCTTGGGCTTGTTCACCACCGTCATGTTGTCCTCCCAGGTCTGCGTATACTTCTTGCCCGAGACCGCATCCACGGTCTCCACCGTCATCTTCTTCGCAAAGATATTCGCCAGCTTCACGCCGTAGCCGTTCTTTCCGCCCACCAGCTTCTTCTCGTCCTTGTCGTAGTTCGTGGAGGTCAGGAGCTCGCCAAACACCAGCTGAGGAACCCACACCTTGTACTCTGGATGCTCGGCCACCGTGATACCCTCCCCGTCATTCTCCACCGTGATCGTCTTGTTGTCGGCTGAAATCTCAATTGTGATATTCTTGACCGGATTGGCGGACCCCCGCTGCCGCATCCGGACCACCTGATCGTGGGCGTTCACCACGATCTCATCAAACAGCTTGTAGAACCCAGGATTGAACGACAGGTTCTTCTGAATGAACGCCTCGTTCTCCACGACGTACATGTCTTCATGTGATGTCTCAATAGACCCGATATAGGTATCGGGCAGTGATAGGATGTGCTCGCGGTGCGTATGCTTCTTGTATGCCTCTGCCATGATGATGATGGTGTGTGGTACCCCTTTGCCTTCAAAAAGTCCAGTCCGTTTTACACAGAAAATCCATATTCATGTAAATGCCCCCTGCTCGCGGAAAGAAGGCCAAGAAGACCGAGGAACCTCCTGTGGAACTGCCCCCTGTCATCTTTTTCCTGCGGATAGGGAAGGACTTTGATTTTGAGGAGGAGCGAGTAGATATCCCTGCTCCATCGGGAGGGGGTGTTGAGTACTCGGACATTCTCCAGAAGACCGAGGCCCAGGAACGGCGGTTTGATGAGACGGTGGTCCAGGATTTGATGTCCAAGTTTTCGGTCCAGTCGTCCTATCCCCCGGGTGCAGCCTGCTTCTGGTGCTGCCACTCCTTCCCCGGCGACCCCTTTGTCATTCCTACGCACTATGATGTGTATACGAACATGTACACTGCCGAGGGCAATTTCTGTAGCCCCGAGTGCTGTCTCTCCTACATTTACCGCGAGTCTGGCCTCACGGAGTCGGACAAGTGGATACGCCACTCACTTCTGCGATCCGTGTATCGTTCCCTCTACGGCGATCGTGATATCCAGCCGGCCCCCGATAAGCGAGTTCTCCGCATGTTTGGTGGAAATCTGGACATTCAGCAGTACCGCGAATTCATTCAGCATTGTAGTAAGCCTCTTCAGCTAGCTATGCCCCCTGTCCGGCTGTACATGCCTTCGGTGAACACCCAGTCGTCGGTCAGGGACGTGAAGTCCTACGTGTCTCTATCCAGCGAGACGGTGAACAAGGCATCGCAGCAGCTCCGCCTGAAACGGTCCAAGCCGGTGCACGAGGGCATTCCCACCCTGGACAAGTGCCTGACAGCGTTTGGCTCCACCCGATGAAATATTTTAACACAACAATGGCATCTCTCGGAGATCTCCTCAAGATGTCAATGCTCTATCAAGTCTTGACGACGACGGGAAATAGTTTTCGTCCTCTCCTAGCCTTTGTCGGTATCTCACTCTACGAGCGGGGTATGGCACTCTACCCTTCGTGGTCCTCTTTTGTCCAGACCAGCTTCCGTGCAGCCGGGGGTCTGGCCGATGAACGCAAACCTTCGGCCGTCATTGAGTGTGAGCGTGGATCCCCTCCTCCCACCAAGGGCGGTCAGGCTCCTCTGTTTATGACCCGCATGGACGCCATCATTCATTATGTGGCCTGCTCCCCGGCCACCAAGCGGCTTCTCTCCATCGCCAACCACGATTACCTCCCCTACGAGTTTGAGTCCGTGCGACTGGATGAGGATATTTACTTCAAGCTCACGCAGGTGGACGTGGACGACGGAAACATCAAGAACATCAAGTTCCAGATCTTCTGCTACAACCACCCGATCCAGACCCTGCAGAAGTTCGTGGACTCCTGCAACCAGGACTATGAACGCCGGATGCTCAACAAGCTTGGAAACGATCTCTACTTCTTTGACCAGATGGTGGACAACAAGAAGCGGAAGTCTAATCAGAACCCCCTGCCCAATACGTTCCTGGTGTATACCAAGCACAAGTTTTCCACGACCCGCACTTTTGAGAACGTTTACTTTGAGCAGCAGCCCGAGGTGAAGAAGCGTGTCAATTTTTTCCTGGAGAAGCGGTCGTGGTATGAACGCAAGGGTATTCCGTATACTCTCGGCTTCCTGTTTCACGGCGACCCGGGAACCGGCAAGACGTCAGAGATCAAGGCCATCGCCAACGTCGCCCGTCGTCACCCCGTGAACATCCAGCTCTCTGAAATCAAGACCAAGACCCAGCTCCGCCACCTGTTTTTCAGCGACGATATCCATGTGTATAACGGCAATACCCTGGAGAAGTATACCATTCCCATCTCCGAGCGTGTCTACATCATTGAGGACGCCGACGCTATGGGCGATGTCCTCCTGAAGCGGGAGTGGAAGCGGCCCGAGCCGGCGGCGGCCCCCAAAGATCCATTTGCCCCTGAGATGGACGACGATATTATCAAGGACCCCATTGATCTCTCCTTCCTCCTGAACCTCCTGGACGGAACCCTAGAGTCCAGCGGCCGTATCATGGTGTTCACCTCCAATTTCCCCGAGCGGTTTGACCGTGCTCTCATTCGTCCCGGCCGTATAGATATGATCGTCCATTTCAAGAAGTGTTCGCGAACTGTCCTGAAAGAGATGATTGAAGGGTTCTACGATATCACGGAGGGTGTGACCCACCCCCTATTTGATGATGCCAAGATGGACGAGAAGTGGAGCCCCGCCGAAGTCAACCAGATCCTCTTCCGCAACTTTGAGAACCCTCAGCAGGCCATGGATGAACTGCATACCCTGGAAGCGTCCACCCCACTTCTCAAGCAGGAGCAGGAGCTGCCGGAGCAGGAGACCCAGATTTGAAGAGGGATGCTGCGAGGTTTGAGGCTGCCGGGGGCATGCCCATAATGATAATGTAGATAAGGGCACCGATCATGATCGAGGATGCGATACCGACCACGCTCAGTGTCCAGGCCGTGAGTCCTCCCGCAGAAGCATTGACGACTGATGCAAACATTCCAGCCAACGGAATCAGGAACGGGATCAGTATAAAGGTAGAATAAGCTCCTATCGCCGGAAAGTTTTCAAAAATGAGGGTTTCCAGTGCGTACCATGCAGCACGGTAGTAAATGAGGATAAGGACGTTCGTGAAGATGAACAGCAGGAGACCGTTGGCGGAGGATACCACAGGGCCACTTGGCTCGGTGGCTACCTCTTCGGGCGGGACATCGGCAACGGGATCACTGGTGTTGTCGGCCATCTAGATCTATCTATTATGTAGTAAACACAAGATTTGCTTGTCCATTTGTAACCTTCAGGAAGTTGTAGGATTCCACATAGACCATGGAGGAGTATCCGTCGTACTGGATCTGGAGATTTGTGGGGGAAGGGTAGACGGTGACCGTATCTCCCGGACTAATCAGCGGCGGGATTCCAGGAGCAGGCGACGTAGTGGCTCCCGCTGGAACCAGCGTCGGCGTTGAGTTGAACGTCGTGCTCTTGACGACGCATACGGGTGTCTGCGATACGACTCCCGTCTGGACCACTGGGGGGACAAGAAGCGTATACTGGAAAATCGTCTTGTTAAACATTGACCCGTTCGCACTTCCCGACGGCTGGGTGATGGTGTTAGGGTCCAGAGCAAACGAGTAGACGTTGATTCCTGGGAGGCTCGTGGTATCTCCCTCTGCGAACCGCAGATTCTGGATATTGCGGAAGAAGTTTACGTTCTTGGTCACAAACCGGTCTGTTCCGTCAAAGACGATATTTCCCTCCTGAAGAATGTCCTGAGAGTTCATGGAGTTTGAGAGCTGGATTCCGGTAGAGTACCACTGGTCGGGGGTTGCGGGTTGGTTGAGAGTCGGGAGAACGCTGGGGTACGTCTGCACTGGAGGGTAGAAGATGGTATCCCAGTTGGTGTAATTGTCCCAATCGTTCAGGAGAACACGGTCTTCGCGCTGAAACAGGGTCACTACGCGGGTGCACAGATTGTACATTGGGATCAGAGTCTTGTTGTACCCGTAAAGGTTGTCGTTCTTGACATAAGTCACCTGGGTGATGAGGAAGGACCGCTCGTAGGAGGCAATGTGGGCACGCTCGGTATCTGTCAAGAAGATGTAATTGGCCTCAATGTATGGGTCAAGATTCCAGCTGACCAGGGATGGATTGGTGGGGTTGCCCATGACGTCGGGGTAAGACAGGAAATTCTGAATTCCGAGGAACGAGTCTCCCGGGTTTCCTGTGATTCGGGTCTGGAAGGTCGGGTTGGTGCTGGGAACAACGCTTCCTCCGACACTGGTGGGGGGCCTGCGTGTGTCCAGGATCGTGAACATGTTGTAGATATTGCGGAAGGTGATCTGGATGGACACTTCGGTCTGGGGGAGGCTGACGAGAGGGATGGACTGGCCGATCTCTTCGCAGAACCAGAAGGAGAGGGGAATTGTAAGCTGGCGGCCGCGAATAGAGGGGGCGGGAGGGGCCGTGTTGGTGGAAGAGACGTTGATGGCGTTTGGGTACTGGCTCGTGCGGCCGGGGGCATTGGCGGGATCGTACATGTCAGGTGTATTGCCCACCATGGCATCAATCTTGGCACGCTGAGTCTTGTTGTTCTTCAGGTAACTCTTGATCTTCATCCACTCTCCCGTCACCGTGGATACTACGGTTCCGTTGAGAAGAACCGAGGCAGTTTCAATCATATTAAACCCCAGGTTGCGCGACCACTGGAAAGCCGTCTCGTAGGCCAGAGAGGTAGTCTGATCGTACCCGGACAGAGGAGACCAGATGTCGGGGATCTGGATGCACACGTAGCAGTCGTGGACGAGATCGGCGTATCGGGGAACCGGGAACGTGAACGTCTTGGTTCCTGCTGCGGGGAGAGTCGTGTCAGTGATATTCGTGATGTTCAGGCGGAAATGCTCCATCGCAAAGTTCGTGGTCCGCTTGTACATCTTGTTGAAGTACGTCATGGACGGATTTCCATTCACAAAGACGTTTTGGGCTCCAAAGCCAGTGAGCTGAACGAGTCCACCACCCATATTATCTTATAGGGTATGATTAATGTATCGGAACTTGCCGTATATCGTTATTGGCATCCTTGTCCTCTTTGTGTTGATTCACTCGTACATGAGCGTTCGCTTCGGATACGACTGGATCGGGACACAGACTCGCAGGGTGATTCATGGGGTGTACAAGCGGAGCAACTCGGTTCACGAGCTCTACCCCATTCCCCCTGTTCCGTTCATGGACCGGTTCTCGGAGTTCACGAAGATCCCCAAGATGAAGGAGAGTGCACAGGCTCCTGGGATGGCCTATTACTGAGGGTTGTTGATCACGGCCTTGGAGGCGACATTCATATTGGGAGTGGCCTTCTCGCCCAAAACACCTGACTGCACAAAGTTATTGGTATATGTATACGAAGCAGTTACAGTTATGGTGGCGAGTCCAAACGGGCCAAGTGTTATATTACTAAAATAATTTTGGCTACCATAGTACGATGGAATGGCATACAGATATAACGGAGATCCAGGAGCAACTGCCACGGTGCGTATGTTGCTCGCGGGATCGGTGTTAAAGGCATAGTTAGAGGTATAGTAATAATTTACATTTGATCCGTCGTACGTAATACTAAAAGTATCCGACCCATCGTATCCCCAATTGTTAATCGGATCAGTCTTAGTTACCCCTAATTCGATTACGTGAACATCGTTTTTTCCGTTAAAACAAAACCCATAATCCAGTGAATTACCATTATTTCCGGCACCCGATGGATTCCTCGACAAACCGAAAAATCCATATGCGAAATAACGGTCGGAGTGATAAATTGTACTACAGTATACATTGCTGATATAACCAGTTGTCGAATATACTCGACCATTGGTTGGATTAGCAGGACTTGATAGGTTATAGATTCGTTGTACGTACGTATCTGTGGTTCCAGATGCTGTGGCCATGCTTATAGTCACATAACTCCACGGTGCATACCTCTGGGGCCCCTCTGTCACATTATATGAATAATAACCGATAGAGGTAGAAGGTACATACCCTGAAACGTTTACAGGCGATCCGTACATGTTCGCGGCACCTCCCTTGAAGGATGTATAGAGAGACCCCGGCACTGACTTCTGCGATGACTGGTTATTGTTGTAATAACTCACAATCACGTTCTTCTTCAGTGCATCTGTAACTTCAGATGCACTGGAGAACTGAGTTTTTCCATGTCGTGTTATGGGTCCGCCAGACATACTATTGTCATAACAAACAGAAACATTAATCATAAAATGCTCCTCCCATTCGCTTTCTCGCAGGCTCCTTGGATGGCCTATTACTGAGGGTTATTCATATCTGCTCGAGACTTCACGTTCATATTTGGCGTCTGCTTCTCACCCAAAACACCCGACTGTACAAAGTTATTGGTATATGTATACGAAACAGTTACATTTATGGTAGATGATGCGAACGTGCCAAGTGTGAGATTCACGAATTGGTTTCCAGCAGTGAACGGAATAGCATCTAAATACAGTGGGGTTCCTGTGGCGGCAGATACGCTACGTAGGTTGGTTGCGTTGCAGAAATAATTTACATTCGTTCCGTCGTACGTAATTTTGAAAACGTCATTTGATGTCCATGAAACTGCACTCGTCTTTGTTACATTCAGTTCTATGATACGAACATCACCAGTACCATTAAAAAGAAACCCAAAATTGAGACTCGCACCACTAATAGCTGCTGATGGGTTCCTTGAGAGTCCAAAATACCCATACTCAAACCCAGAAACCCCATTATACTGCGTACTACAATACACATTGCTGACATAACCGGTAGAAGAGTATACTTGAGTAGTGGTCAGGCTGTTGCCCACCTGTGTACTTGTGAATGTTCCAGATGTTGTTATAGTTCCCGATGCAGGCGACATACTTATGGTCACATAGTTCCATGGTGCAAATGCTGGAGTAGGAGGTAACAGTGAGTTGGACTGATAATACCCGATAGATGTACCGAGGACATACCCTGAAACATTTATAGGTGATCCGTATACATTCGTGGCACCTCCCTTGAAGGCTGTATAGAGAGACCCCGGTACTGACTTCTGCGATGACTGGTTATTGTTGTAATAACTCACAATCACGTTCTTCTTCAGTGCATCTGTAACTTCAGATGCACTGGAGAACTGAGTTTTTCC